GCATGTAGTGATAGCACACTAGAGATCCCTGTCGGGCCGATGACTATAATGGCCTTTGATATTGCACCTACTAGAAGATCAGGCGCTCTAGTTATGGGTCAATTAAAAGATGGCAAGATAGCAGTAGGTCTAGCCCAGTTATGGCAAAGCGAAGTAGCTGTAGATGAGGTTAAGATGGCTAGTGATATTAATGAGTGGGCAAAAAAGTATCATCCACACAAAATACTATTTGACAAGTACGCCACACAAACTTTAGCCACAAAATTAGAACAAAGTGGCTGGCGTATTGAAGATTGCAGTGGCCAGGCTTTCTACCAGGCCTGCTCAGACTTATCAGATGCCCTAGCTAACGTTAGATTAGTTCATAGTGGTCAAGCAGACTTAGTACAGCACCTTAATAACTGTGCAGCTAAGACTAATGATGCAGGCTGGCGCATAATACGTAGAAAATCGGCTGGCGATGTTACAGCTGCTATCAGCCTTGCTATGGTCGTAAGCCAATTAACTAGACCGCAACAAACTGCGCAAATCTTTGTGTAACTTGCACCAATAGTCCGTTTTATGGTATAAAGTATACATATGGGTCTATTGTCTGCTTTGGGTATAACCAAAAAAACTGAAACTGTCCAAGCGCAATACGCCCCTGCCATTATGGACACAGCCTATGGCTATGGTTCATTTACAACTGGTGTTGGTAATTTCCCAGGTGGATTAGATAGAAATTTTGCTATGCAAGTACCTGCCGTTTCACGTTGCAGAAATCTTATAGCTGGTGTAGTTTCATACTTGCCATTGAAGCTTTACAAAAAGTCAAATGGTGAGGAGTTGGGGAACCCTCTTTGGATAGATCAACCAGACTATCGGCAACCAAGATCCGTCACCATATCATGGACTGTCGATAGTCTTTTATTTTATGGTATTGCATATTGGCGTGTAACAGAATTATATGCAGATGATTTAAGACCATCACGATTTGAGTGGGTCGCTAACAATAGAGTTACATTTACTACTAATAAATTTGGTACAGAAATAGAAGAATACTTTGTAGATGGCGTAAGAGCACCAATGAGCGGTATTAATTCACTTATCACATTTCAAGGATTAACACAAGGTGTATTAAATACTGCATCACGCACAATTCAATCAGCATTAGATATTGAAAAAGCCGCAGCTGTATCTGCACAAACTCCAATGCCAAGTGGTTACATTAAAAATACTGGCGCAGATTTACCAGAAGCACAAGTATCAGGATTATTAGCACAATGGAAGCAAAGCAGACAAAATAGATCTACAGCATATTTAACATCTACTCTATCTTATGAAACAACAGGATTTAGTCCTAAAGATATGATGTATAACGAAGCGCAACAGTATTTGGCTACCCAAATTGCCAGAGCTATGAACGTGCCAGCGTATTACATAAGCGCCGATATGAATAATTCTATGACCTATCAAAATATATTAGATGGTCGCAAAGAATTTGTAGCATACTCACTACAGCCGTTTATCTGTGCTATTGAAGATCGTTTAAGCATGGATGATATAACCCCTAGAGGCCACGTAGTTAAGTTTGCTATAGAAGAATCATTTTTAAGAGCTGACACAATGAAGCGCCTAGAAGCAATAGAGAAAATGTTAAATCTAGGTTTAATCGATGTGGAAGATGCTAAAGAAATGGAACAAATGACACCTAACGGAAGAGAAACAGAAGATGAAACTTACATTCAGTAGCCACATAGAAGCTGCCGATACAGAGCGCAGAGTTATCGCTGGCAAGATCGTACCTTTTGAAGAGGTAGGCAATACTTCCGTAGGTAAGGTCGTATTTGCTAAAGGTTCAATAGACATAGGCGATCCTGGCAAGGTTAAGATGCTTATGCAGCACCGCCCAGAGAAACCAATCGGAAGAATGCAATCAAATTACAAAGAAGCAGAAGATGGCATTTACGCATCATTCAAAATTAGTAACTCCATGCAAGGACAAGATGCTTTAATACTTGCAAGCGAGCAATTAATCGATGGTTTGTCAGTAGGCGTGGATGTAAACAAGTCAATCCAGAAAAAAGATTATCTATATGTAACCAGCGCAACACTAAGAGAAGTAAGCCTGGTTGAGTCACCAGCATTCAGTGCTGCACAAGTAACTAAAGTTGCTGCTAGTGAAAACGAAGCAGAGGACACAAACCAAACAACAGAAAGCGAGGCTCCTGTGGAAGATTTAGCAACAGCGCCACAAGAAGCAAAGGCAGAGGCTGATACTCCTACAGTAGAAGCTGCTCGCCCAACAATTACAGCACCATATATTTCTACAAAAGTGCGTACACCTATTCAATCAATGGGTGGATACACAGAGCATAAAATTAAAGCAGCATTAGGTAATGATGATTCAAAGTTATTTATCGCAGCTGCCGATGATTTTGCTAATAACGGATTAGGATTTAATCCAACACAATATCTAACAGAGTTTGTAACAAATACACGCTTTGGAACACCTGCAATTGATGCCTGTTCTCAAGGAACTTTGCCCCCAACAGGCCTTACAATTAATATCCCTTCACTTGTTACTTCAAGTGGTGGTGGAACTGGTGTAGCACCAACTGTAACTGTAGAAGCCGAAGGCGGCGCAGTGTCAAATACAGATATGGTCAGCCAGTATCTTTCAGGAACTGTATCCAAGTACAGTGGCATGAACACGCTATCCGTAGAGCTTCTAGAACGTAGCGGGTATCCTGGCTTTTATGAGGAGTTGACTAACCAACTTTCTCTAGCTTATTTGAAGACAATTGATACAACTGTATTAACTGCACTACTTGCAGCTGGTATGAATGGTACAAATACATCCGCAGATCTAGATGGTATCGTTGCATTTACAACTGAAGGTGCACGTACTATTTACTCAAACACAGGTTACTTTGCACAGAATTACATCGCTAACCCAGCACAATGGGGTGCGTTAATTGGTGCGCAAGATACAACAAAGCGACCAGTATTTAATGCCCTACAACCTATGAACGCTGCTGGCCAAGTAGGCCCACAGTCAATCAGAGGGTCAGTGCTTGGACTTGATCTATACGTAGATAAGAACTTCTCAGCAACTACATTCGATGATGATTCTGCCGTAATCCTTGCACCAGAAGCATTTACTGTATATCGCTCACCACAGGCTTACATGTCTGTTAACGTAGTATCAAACTTACAAGTACAGGTAGCAATTTACGGATACATGGCAACAATCGCCAAAATGCCTAACGGAATTATCAAGTACAAGAAGACCTGATAACACCCGATAATCAATCAAGTAATCTCTGGGGTTTAGTAGCCCTAGCCCCAGAGAGCCATTAGCAAAGGAGTAGAGATGCCAGCCACGTTTGTTACAACAGCGGAATTACGAGCGAATCTCGGAATTGGGTCTCTCTACTCCGATGCGACAGTGGAAGAATGTTGTCAATCGGCAGAAGACCTGCTTGGTGAATACTTATGGCACAATGATGCCCCAGTAGTCGGCACAGCATTACAAGATAACGTGGCAACACTTATGCTGGCTAATCCAAACGCATTTGTAACAGGTCAACAAATAGTGGTAAGCGCTTGTGGTTCAACATTTAATGGCACTTACACAATCACTGGCACAATACCGCCAAGCACAGGCACTACTAATCTAATTCCAGTATTTATGTATCAATATGGCCAAGCCAATTACCCTAATGGTTATTCATTTGTGCAATATGCAAAAACAGCAGCTAATCAAAATTTTCATAAAGTAGTACCTTATGGCAACGCAAGAGGCCCAGAACACAAGACCCAATCTTATGCGAGCACCCCTGCAATACGAGAAGCTGCGATGATAATTGCAGTGGACATCTGGCAAGCAAGACAAGTTAGCCAGACTGGTGGGGTAGGCATGGATGGGATCAGTGCCAGCCCTTATCGGATGGGTTATCAGCTGATTAACCGAGTGCGTGGTCTCATCCAGCCGTATTCAAGTCCAGCATCACTGGTAGGTTAATATGCCAGCTGCGATTACCACATTACGTAGCACACTAGCCACAGATCTTACTAATGCTGGCGTGTGGTCAGTATTTGCATTTCCACCAGCTACATTACTTGCCAATGCAGTAGCGATCACCCCTGGCGATCCTTACATAGTACCGAGCAATAACGATCATGTAACAGTATTACCTTTAGCAAACTTTAGAATTTTAATCACTAAACCTGCGTTAGATAACCAGGGTAATTTGGCTGGTATGGAAGATTACATAGTAGCCGTAGTAACAAAGTTAGCAGCGTCAGC